CTGTTACTGCAATCAACTTCATAGGAGATAAATTATGGAAATTAAATTTATTCTCTTTACAATCTTTTTAGAAAAATTTTCTAAATGGAGTAATTTTAAAATAACAAAAAGCGAAAATGAATACATAATAGATTTTGCATATTTAAGAATTTATGTGTATTAATTTCTTAGCATAAATTTGACTGTTTACTGTGCATATAAATAATAAATAGTCGCAAACGAAGAAAGAACTATGAGTACGAATGCTCTAAAATTGTTGAACTGTATTGAAGAGTTTAGAAAATTAGACTCAGATTTACAAAGTCAATCAATAGCAGTATTTTTGTATGTCGGCATCCACGAAAATAAAGATGGTGTGCCAATGACAAAAATTGCAACTGAGTTAAACATTCCTCAGTCAAGCGTAAGTCGTAATGTTGCTTTACTATCCAAATGGTCGTGGTCGAAAAAAGAAGGGTTAAACCTTCTTGAAGCTTCTGAAGACCCTATGGAACGTAGAAGAAAACTAGTTAAGTTAACTAACAGAGGAAAAAGATTGTATGCTACAATCAGTTAACATTCATAGCATAGAAGGGAGGTATATAATGAAAGCTAATCCAAAAGAGCTGCAAGAAATCTATAAAATGGTTTGCAAAACACAATGGGATTTGGGGCGAGATGAAAGCGTCAAAGACCGAGCAAAAAAGATTATAGAGTTTTGGGGCGAAGACACTTTTATCAACGACATTGATGAAAATATGATTGACGGTCTAGTTTCGGAGTTAAGAGATAGAAACTTATCTAACGGAACAATTAATAGATACTTGTCAGCTTTGTCTACAATGATAACTTTTTGTTTGCGAAGACACGGAGTTTATCAATTGAAGAGAAAGCCATACATCAGTTGGTTAAAAGAACCAAAACATGAACTAAGATTTGTAACACAAGAAGAAGAAAAAATTTTAATTTCTTTGTTACGTTCTTGGAACATGGATGACGATGCTGATTTTTTTATCATGTTGATTGATACTGGAATGAGATTGTCTGAGCTGCAAAGTCTTAAAGTTGGCGATTGCTACGCTGATAGGATTGTCCTTACTCATACAAAGAATAATGAGTCTAGGGGCGTACCATTAACTAAGCGTTGTCAAAAAATTGTTGAAAAGTTTTCACTTGATAAAAAACCAGGTGAACGTTTATTTCGACACTTTGCTCAGTGGAGACCAAACTCAAGTTGGCGTAAAGTTCGTAAAGCAATGAACTTAAACGAAGACAAAAGATTTGGTATTCACGCTTGTAGAAGAACATTAGTTCACAGATTGTTAAATGCTGATGTTCCTTCAAAAGCTGTTCAGTCTTGGGTCGGACACAAAGATGACCGAATGATTGAACGATACGGAACTGTACTTAGCACAAGATTAACTTCTTTTGTTGATGTACTAGAACCACAATCCACAAAAGAGAATGTGACAACGGACTGTAAAGAACCGTTGCGAAAAATCTCTTAGCGGATTTTAAAAATGTTTGGATTAGTGTTAAAAATTATAGTAAACCATCGGAATGAAATCCATGCGCCCTTAGCTCAGCTGGATAGAGCATCGGTTTTCTAATCAGTTGGTGGTGTAATACATCCCACGGACTGTTTAAGTTATTTCTTTTGGTATTACTAGTTTTTAACACTTTCCATACATAAAAAATTTTTTAATCAAATCAATCCGTAGACGGGTTAATTAGTACCCCTATTAGAACCAAGGGGGCTACAAGTCCCTCTATAACCAAAGGAGTCGTATGTTGAAATCAAGTAAGTATATAACATTGCCTTTTTCTACTTTGAAAGAACAATTAGAGTTAGAAAAAGACATGAGAAACAGAGGAATTAATCGTTTCCAAAAAAGACTAGCCGACCACAAAACCAGGGGTGAAGAGAGTTTTACTAATTATGGTAAGACTTTATTATCCAATTCAATCAGACCACTTTCTGAGTCTATAACATCATTTGTTAATGAAGGAGAAAATCAAAAAGGTGTACAACCTATAGCTAGAAGATTATTAGCATTGATAGAACCAGACATAGCATCATTAATCACAGCAAAATCTATTATCAACTCAATAACTATTGCAAGAAAACTTACAAGTGCAGCCATAAATGTGGCCAGTAAGATTGAAGATGAAGTAGCGTTAAGAACGTTTGAAGAGTCCAATCCAGAGCATTATGGAATAGTAAAAACAGACCTAGATAAAAGGTCGTTTGGATATATGTACAAAAGAAGGAAACTTAGAGAGTCTGCTCAAAAAAATAAATTAGAGTGGGTGTTGTGGACAAGAAGTGAAAAAGTTCACGTTGGTTACAAACTTATTGAATTAATGGTTTTATCTACTGGCTTGTGTGAAGTGAAAGCGCAGCTCAAAAGAAAAAGACAAGAGAAAGTTTTATTGCCAACTGAAAAAACATTGCAATGGATTAATGATAGAAATGATTTCTTAGAAGTTCTTGCACCAGAATATTTTCCAACTTTAGTTGTCCCTAGAATGTGGGAGGAAGGTAAAGTTTCAGGTGGTGGTTATTATTCAAGACACATAAAACCATTAACTTTAGTTAAATATAGAAACAGAGATAACTTACAGCAAATCAAAGATGTTAAAATGCCTATTATTTATAGAGGCATAAATGCAATGCAAAGCACACCATATAAAATTAATAATTTTGTATTAAAAGTTTTACAAAAAGCTTGGGACAAAAATATTCCAATTGGAGGATTACCGAAAGCTGAACTGGAAGATTTGCCTAATAAACCGCATGACATTGAAACTAACACCGAAGCTCGTAAACTTTACAGACAACAAGCTGTATTAATTCACACTGAAAATGCTAGACAAAAATCTAAAAGATTATTGTTTGCAAAAGTTTTGTGGATTGCTGATATGTTTAAAGACAAAGTTTTTTATCACGCACACACATTAGATTTTCGTAGTAGATGTTACCACGTAACTAATTATTTAAATGGACAGGGCGTTGATTTTGCAAAGGCTTTACATTTATTTGGTACTGGTAAAAAAATTACAAAAGAAAACAATGGTGAATTTTGGTTGGCAGTTACGGGTGCAGCTCTATTTGGAATAGATAAAGTTAGTCGTAAAGAACAGCTAGAATGGGTAATGAGTAACCAACAAATGTTTGACGAAATACAATCAGACCCGTTTACATTTAAAGAATGGGAACACGCAGACAAACCTTTTCAATTTCTTGCGTGGGTAAATGAGTGGTGTGAATTTAAACAAAAAGGTTACGGTTATGAAAGTCATTTTATTTGTAACCAAGATGGGAGTTGCAATGGTATTCAGCATTACAGTGGAATACTAAAACATACACCTTCAGCAAAAGCTGTTAATCTTGCAAACAGTGAAAGACCGCAAGATGTTTATACAGTAGTAAAAGATAAAGTTATTGAAAATTTAAAAACAATGACTGACAGTGAGTTCGCAAAGCTTTGGTTAAAGTTTGGAGTTAAACGTTCAACTGTTAAAAGAGCAATTATGACTAGTCCTTATGGTTCAACAAGATACTCATGTAGTGATTTTGTTGATGAGGACATCGTAAAAAGAAAAGACCAGGGTGACCTACATCCATTTGGGACAGCATCATTTCAAGCTTGTACATTTTTGGCAGGAGTGATTTGGGACTCAATGGGTGAAGTTTTATCTTCGGCAAGATTAGGTATGTCATTCTTACAAGATTGCGCTAAAGTTTTAGCAAAATCTGGACACGCTGTACGTTGGAATAATCCAGTTGGATTTCCAGTGATACAAGATTATCCAGAATTTAAATCTATGAGAGTTAAAACTAAATTGTTTGGTGAAATAATAAAACCAAGAATAAACGTTGAGACAGAAAAGTTTTCAGTTAATAAAGCTAAAAACTCCTGTCCACCAAACTACATACACGCACAAGACTCAGCACATTTATTTATGACGGTTGTAAAATCACATGAAAAAGGTGTGTCTCATTTTTGTAATGTGCATGACTCGTTTGGAACATTGGCTGCAGACAGTCAAACTTTAGCTGACACTATCAGAGAAACATTTGTTGATATGTATTCTCAAGGTTGTCCTTTAGAAGATTTTAAACAATCAATGTTACCTATCTTAAATGACACACAAAAAGAAAAATTACCTCAAGTACCTCCACAAGGAGACTTCGATATTAACGAGGTTTTAAAGAGTGAATTTTTCTTTGCTTAAATCAATCCATAGGTGGGTTAATTAGTACCCCTATTAGAACTAACGGAGTAAAAAATGAAGTACGTTCAAATGCCTTTAGACGAAGGCGTAGCCCTAATTGAAAAAGGCTATTTAGATGAAGAAACCACAAATGAGGAAAATGACAATGAAGAATAAGTACATAAAGATTGTTACACCAAAAGGAGTTGCACAATATCCGTGGCTCAGTTCACCGGACACTAAGTTCAGTGAAATAGGTGAATATAAAACAAATCTTATACTAAATAAAAAAGACGCTCAAGATATTGTAAAATCAATTGAAGGAGTAAGAGAAGAAAGCATGAAACTTGCTGCCGAAAAATCAAATGGCAAAAAAGTTAAACAAGCTGATGCACCATACTTTGATGAAGTAGATGAAGAAGGTAAACCCACTGGAAATGTAATTTTTAAATTTAAATGCAAAGCAAAAGTTACAACAAAGAGTGGAGATACTTTTGAAAACAAACCTACATTATTTGATGCAAAAGGAAAACCAATGTTAAATGTAAATGTATGGGGAGGTTCTGAAATAAAAGTAAGTGCAGAACTTATTCCGTATTTTACCAGTATGGTTGGGGCAGGAGTCTCAATGAGACTTAGAGCTGCACAAATAATTAATTTAATTGAAGGTGGCTCAAATTCTTCTGGTTACGGTTTTAAAGAAGAAGAAGGATATGAACACTCGGCTACGCAATCCACTGAGGAGTTCACAAATGATGCACCGACTGAGATACCAGAAGATAAAGACGACTTCTAAATATAGAAGTGGTTTAGAAGAACAAATTGCTCGACAATTAAAACTTAAAAATATTAGTTTCGAGTACGAAACAAAAACTTTAAAATATACGAAACCTGAAAAGGTACATAGATACACTCCAGATTTTATCTTAATGAAAAAAAATGGTGAGCCTATGTATATAGAAGGCAAAGGTAGGTTTTTAACAGCAGACAAACAAAAAAGTTTGTTAGTAAAGACTCAGTATCCTAATCTAGATTTAAGATTTGTATTTTCAAATTCTAAAACTAGGATTTCTAAAAAATCCAAAACAACATACGCAATGTGGTGTGAAAAGCATAATTTTAAATATGCTGACGGTTTCATTCCAAAAGAGTGGATAACGGAATTAAATTAGGATATACCTTTTATAGGTAGTGAGTTCATATGCACTACTTTTGTAGTGACCCCTACGAATACTTAACTGTACCGTAGGGGTCGTTTCTTTTCAGACCAAATATTTTGGGTCAAAAAAATTTCAAGGAAATATCAAAATGGAAAAAAGTGATTTCACTTATCACGCACCATGTTTCGAATGTGGTAGCAAAAATAATGTTGGCGTTTTTTCTGATGGACACGGCCATTGTTTTGGTTGTGGACATTATTACAAACAATACGAACCTAAAGAGGAAACGAAATTGACAAACAATTTAATACAAGGAGAACTTAAACCTCTCAACAAAAGACATATTAATTTGGCAACGACTACCAAATTTAATTATCAAACTGGAAAACATAATAATAAAACAGTTCAAATTGCAAACTACTATGACAAACATAATAAATTAGTTGCACAGAAACTACGTTATCCAGACAAGTCATTCCAATGGCTAGGAGATAGCAAACAAGCTACGCTCTTTGGTCAAAATTTATGGCGTGACACAAATAAAAAGATTGTAATTTTAGAAGGAGAGATAGACGCAATGTCTATGGCTCAAGCGCAAGGTTTAAAATGGGCTTGTGTTTCTGTAAAGACTGGCAGTCAAGGTGCAAAAAAAGATTTGCAACAACAACTTGAATGGTTGGAACAAGCAACAGAAATTGTTTTAATGTTTGACTCCGACACTGCGGGTAAGACTGCAGCTCAAGAATGCTCTAAATTATTTACTCCAGGTAAATGTAAGATTGCAACACTCCCAAGAAAAGATGCCAATGAAATGTTGGTTGAAGGAGAAACTGCAAAACTTATTGATTGTATGTGGGGTGCAAAAACTTATAGACCCGATGGTATCGTATCTGGAACAGAGGTTTATGATTTAATAACTCGTGAAGATACAACACAAACTATTCCATACCCTTTTGAATGTTTAAATAAAAAAACATTGGGCATGAGAAGAGGTGAGTTAATAACTATCACAAGTGGAACTGGACAAGGTAAGTCACAACTTTGCAGACAAATAGCACATCATCTTTTAAAACAAGGTGAGAGTGTAGGTTACATTGCACTGGAAGAAAGTGTTAAGCGTTCTGCATTAGGTATAATGGGAATTGATTTAAAAAAACCATTACACTTATCTAAAGACAACGTAAGTAAAGAAGATTTTAAGAAAAGTTTTGATAGCACAGTTGGAAGTGGTTTGTTTTATATGTTTGACCACTTTGGCTCAACTCAATCAGAAAATTTATTATCTAAAATTCAATATCTTGCAAAAGGATTAAATGTAAATTGGATAATACTTGACCACTTATCTATTGTTATTAGTGGACTTGAAAGTTTTGATGAACGTAAATTAATTGATGTCACAATGACTAAACTAAGAAGTTTAGTTGAGTCTACTGGCATAGGTTTATTTGTTGTTAATCATTTAAAAAGACCCGAAGGAAATAAGGGTTACGAAGACGGATTACAAACATCACTAAATAGTTTGAGAGGCAGTTCAGCCATTAGTCAATTAAGTGATGGCGTAATTTCTTTAGAAAAAAACCAACAAGATGATGAGAATAAAAATTACACAACGTTACGTGTATTAAAAAACCGACACACAGGAGACACTGGCAAATGCGGACTATTGTATTTTGACTCTGAGACTGCGTGTCTAACTGAAATAAAGGAAGGGCATGAAAAGGATTTCTAAAACAAAAAAAGATTGGAACATTACTCGTGAAGTACATGACGCTATCGAACTTTGTAGAAAGAATCCTTCAATGATGGCTACCATAAGTGTTCCAAACACTCTGGTTAGACTTGCTGCAGAAATGATGTTGAATGAAATTTCAATGTACGATGAAGCAGCTTGTCGTGTTGAAGTAGCACAAGCCACGGTACATTAATATGAAACTACCAACTATAAATAAAAAAATACTTAACGCACCATTTGTGCATTGTCACTGGAAAGATATTAACTCAAATGCAGCTTGGTTAAATTTAAAAGAAGCTAAAGCTAGTAAAGTTACAATCTGTATTACAGCGGGATGGCTGATTAGAGCAGACAAAGATGTTCATATCATAGCGGGTGACGTTAATTTTAATGACGATGGAACATTAGGTGATGTCGGCAATGTAACAACAATGCCAACAGTTAATGTTTTAAAAATAAGGAAAATAAAATCATGAGTAAATACTGTTTTGATATAGAAACAGACAACTTATTAGAAGAATGTACGAAGGTGCATTGCATAGTATTAAAAGATATAGAGACTAAAGAAGTATTAACTTTATCTAACGACCAAGCTATAGACAAACTATGTAATGCTGAACTTATTATCGGACATAATATAATTAAGTTTGATGTTCCTGTATTAGAAAAATTATATAACTTCAAAACTAAAGCAAAAGTTTTTGACACATTAGTTGCTACCCGTTTGATTTGGTCTGACTTATTAGAGTCTGATATGAAACGAGTACATACAAAAAATTTTCCTACAAAATTAGTCAACAAGCACAGTTTAAAAGCATGGGGTGTTAGACTAGGAAATTATAAGCAAGAGTTTGAAACAGACTGGAAAGAATTTTCAAATGAAATGTTAGAATATTGTGTTCAAGATGTAGAAGTGACTTTCAATCTTTACCAAATAATTTTGGGTAAAAAATATTCGGAAGAATCTTTAAATCTCGAACACTCTGTAGCCACTCTTATATCTAGACAAGAAAGATATGGTGTAATGTTTGACAAAGAAAAAGCTGTCAAGTTATACGCAGACCTGTCCGGTCAAAGAGATAAGATAACTAAAGAAATGGAAGAAACATTTAAACCTATAGTGGTTAAAAGAGTTTCTGAAAAAACTGGTAAGCCATTAAAAGATAAAATTGTAGAGTTCAATCCTTCAAGCAGAATGCATATAGCTGAAAGATTAATTGATAAATACAATTGGAAACCAAAAGACTTTACACCAGATGGTAAACCAAAAGTAGATGATACTGTTTTAAATAATTTAGATTATCCAGAAGCAAAACTGTTAGCAAAATATTTTCTTTTAGAAAAAAGAATTGGAATGTTAGCCGAAGGTAATCAAGCTTATCTAAAACTAGAACGTAATGGTAGAATACATGGAACAGTAAATACAAACAACGCAGTCACAGGCCGTGCTACTGCAATGAAACCAAACTTACAACAAGTTCCCTCTGTCAATGTTCCTTACGGAAAAGAGTTTAGAGAATTATTTACTGTACCAAAAGGTAAAGTATTAATCGGAATAGATGTAAGTGGTCTTGAGTTGCGATTGCTTGGACATTACATTGCTAAATTTGATGGTGGTGCATACGCTGACGTTGTAGTCAACGGTGATATACACACTACTAATCAACACAATGCGGGTTTAGAAACCAGAGACCAAAGTAAGAGATTTTTGTACGCCTGGCTTTACGGTGCGGGAGTTTCAAAAATCGCAGAGGTAACTGGCAAAACTAATAAAGAAGCAGCAAAAGTTAAAAAGCGTTTCTTAGATAGATTGCCTGCATTAAATAAATTAATCAAACAAGTACAACTTTCTGCTGAACGTGGTTATTTGGTTGGTCTTGATAAAAGACAAATCAAAGTAAGAAATACTTTCAGCGCACTTAACACTTTGTTGCAAGGGGCAGGCGCAGCCGTTTGTAAACAATGGTTAGTTGAGTTTGATAACACTGTTAAAAACACTTTAGGCGTTCAACAAATATTATGGGTACATGATGAAATACAAGTTGAGTGTGATGAAGACAAAGCAAAAGAAATAGGAGAGTTGGCTGTCGAATGTATTAAACGAACTGGTGAACACTTCCAATTACGAGTGCCGTTAACAGGCGAATATAAAATAGGTAACAATTGGAGTGAAACACATTAATGAAAAACAGTAAATTTGATATTGATTTAAAATATGGACAAGAGCGAGAACAGAAAGTTGTTTCGTTGTTAGACAAAAATAAAAACAAACTAGAAGTTAAAACAGAAAGAGACTGGTGGGCAAAGACTGGCAACATTGCAATAGAAATTGAGTGTTGGGGTAAGCCTAGTGGTTTAGCTAAAACGGAAGCTGACTATTGGGTTCACATATTAGCAATAGGTAAAGAGGATTATTGTAAATTAATCTTTGAAGTACCAAAACTTAAAAAGATTGCTGATAAATTTAAAGACAATTTTAAAATGATTGGTGACCACCATGCAAGTAAATGCATTTTAATTCCTTTGAAAGAATTATTCCAATCAAAAAATTTAACTTAACCAATCCGTAGGAGGATATAATCCATGAAGAGAAGACTCTTAATTGATGGAGACATCATTGCTTACAAAGCATCTACTATGGCAGAACATAGTATTAAGTGGGAAGACTCAACAGTATGGACATTACACGCTGATGAGAACCAAGGTAAATATAATATTTTATCTGAAATAGAAAACTTAAAAGAAAATCTAAACGCCAGTAATATAACAATTGCACTAACAGATGGTGTCAACTTTAGAAAAGACATCTTACCTAGCTATAAAGATAACCGTAAAGAAAAACGTAAACCTTTAATATTAGGGGCAATGAGAAAATGGCTTATAGAAGAATACGATGCAGTCATCTATCCTAATTTAGAGGCAGATGATGTCTTAGGCATACTAGCTACTGAACCAAATAATAAAGAAGAAAAAATTATTTGTTCTTTAGATAAAGACCTAAGACAAATTCCAGGAAAACTATCACAAGATGGTAGAACTATAATTAAACGTTCTAAAA